ATGCATCGATTACGCCAATGCAACATAAAATGGGGTGCGGAAGAGGAAAAGAAAATGGAATTGCAGTCTCAAGGATTGCAACCTGACACATTATTTTCCGATGTCATTAAGCGGTATTTGAACGAAATTACGCCAACAAAACGTGGCGAAAAGCATGAATTTAATCGGCTGAATCGCTTTTTACGCCATCCAGTTACGGATAAATATATATCTGATGTTAGTCGGATAGGGGATGAGGAATTGTGTTTTGATATTAAGTCTAGTGTGCTTGATGCAACATTCCGAAAACTCAAAAAACTTGCGGAGCGAGAATATTTGCATTTTCACGACACACGGCGTGAGGCATTGACTAGACTATCTAAAAAAGTAGATGTGATGACATTAGCCAAAATATCTGGGCATAAAGATATTTCGATTTTACAAAATGTCTATTATGCCCCTGATATGGCGGAGGTGGCGGAATTACTCGATTAGCTAATACGTTTAGCATTGATCCGCCCCCAACGAACAACTTCGCCTGCGATATAACGTGGGCGAGAATTTTGTTGATCGACTGTAACGGTTTTTGGGAAATTAGGCAGTTTTGAAATAATCTTGGCAATGGTTTGATAGTGTCGCCCAAAATATATTGCGATATCCTCAAGCGTAATTAAATTTTGGCTTATTAGATAACGCCGCCATTTTTGCCGCATTCACAATTTCTTCTTCGGCTTTCTGCGAAAGTTTAATTGGTTCCATATTTCCTCCAATAAAAAACTGCCCATAAGAGCGGTGGTTTGTTAATATTGTTGTGTCTGTTCGGCATGACAGATTTTGCCGTCAAAGTCTTGATTAAGGTTTAGGGCGTGCACCATATACACTACAAATGCACACACGAGCGTAATGATTAATTTGTTCATTTTCTGTTCCTTTTGTCGGATTTTAGGTGTGATAATCCGCCGCAGGCTTAAAAAAGTGCGGTCGGATTTTGTGATGTTTTATTGGGCGATGAGGTTTTTCGCTCTTTCCCAGTTCATTTGATTAGACGCTTTAAATGGTGCAATTAATTTCTGAGTTCTTTGCCCATATCGAGGGTGATGTGATATTCCTTGCGTGGGCGTCCGTTGGTGCGTTCGGTGATGACGAGGTAGTCTTCATTTTGGATGAAGCCATATTCGTTGATGCGGTTTTTGATCCAGTCATTGTAACGAGTTTGTATTTCTAGGAATGCGTGAAGTTTACGAGCGTTGCAAAGTTGAACAGGTTGATTAAGCCGTTAAAAACAGGAATTAAGTTTGAGTTTGTCATTTTGTGATTCTCTTAAGTAAGTTTTAAAACTCATCACGAACCACTGCGAATAGTTGGTGATGAACTGAATAGGATTCGCAGTACCGTACTTAGAGCAAAACGGCGGATCTTTCGATCCTCCTAAACAGTTCATCATTGGGCTTTTTCATAAATTTATGAAAAAGGTAGAATAGCTGTTTTGTGGCGATAAAAAAAGACGCATTGAGCGTCTGTCTTTCCACCGCTCCAAGTTATTCAGAAACTGCACCGTTTTTCACTGGCTTTGCATGGGCAGACTTTAAAACTCACTCTTAACTAAGTAGGTTAGGGCTTTCAATCTAACGACCGCTTAGCACCGTTGGGCTTCCGTCTGCGCTTCCGCCGAGTGAGTTTCTTTAACCAAATTGTTTAAAATTTGTGATGAAAGTCACTGACTTACATAAACTTTTTAGCTATTCTTGTAATCAACCTTGATACTTTCGATAGCGGATTTTCAGGAATGTAAACTGAAAGGTGAATCTCGCCGTCAACAGTACCTTGGGACATTGCTTTTAGCTTTTCTTCCGCTTCTTTGAATGAATGGGCGTAAACATCTGTCGCCCACCTTTTGCCGTCGAAGTGATAAGAAATTGCATAGCGTTTCATTTCTTCTTGAATAAGGAACTACCTCTATGTATTTTCAGATATTTCAGGGTGTAAACAATCAGTGGTATTGGCGACTAAAAGCCGCCAATCATGAAACCATTGCAGTTAGCGAGGGTTATACAACCAAACAAAACTGCCTACATTGCATTGGTCTAGTTATGGATACTGATAGAAAGACACCTATTTATGAATCTTAATAACTAAGCCCTGTTCGCAGGGCTTTTTTCATCACAATTTTTAAAGAGCATTGAGATTGTGTATCTCGTTTTGATGTGGTTTATTATCACAATTTGAAATAATTCAATCAATACAAATTGTGATTTTGTATCTAAAAAATTTTATAATGTGATTATATTGTTGATTTCTAAAGAAATAAATTTTTGAGAATAGTGTTTGATTGATTGTTTTTTAACCAGTAGATGAGCAAGAATAGAAAAGTGTGGTTGATTTTTGAGGTGCTTTTGTGAGTGTAAGCAAGTTTTAGTTGTAATTAAGCAAGTATGATGAGGGGGAATTTTTAGAGAGTTGCAGTAAATTGAGATGGAGATAAGCAAGATTTGGCGAATTTAAGCAAGGGTAGATTTGAGTCATAAAAAACCGCCAGTGAGGCGGTTTGTTTGTCAAATAGAGGATTATTTTTTCTTGCTGTCGTGCTTTGTTAGTGCTTTATGTGTTTTCTTTATACTTGACTGTATTTTGTTAATTTTTTCTTGGGAAAGGGCGAGATCCTCAGGTGCTGTTCCAGTATTTGAGATCATGACATTACGAACAGATCGGCCAACAGTTTCAGCCGCATTTTCTAAATTTTTTTGCCCTTTAATATTTTGATTTCTTATTTTTGCTTCTGTTTGTGTTACGCGGAATATATTCGCTGCGAGCTCCTCATTATCCATGAAATCAAGCAGTGATGCTTTGTCATCAAATAGTCCTTTTTTGTTTTTTAAGCTTTTAATATTCATATTATACATCCCTCTATACCCAGCATTTTGGAAGAAAGCATAGTTCTCCACGCCGTGTTTGTGGGCAATATGGCTCAGGCTTTTTTCTCTATCTGAAATGTCGCCACGTAAGTAAACGCGATCCACCTCGTCGGCGCTTTGGCAAAGTGTGTGAATTTCATCTGCCAGTTTAGCGAAATATGCTTGGGCTGCAGCAACCTTTGGATTACTTATATTTCCATTCATAACCGTTAAATAACAAGCAAAGCGAGTCATTTTAAAGTCAGATGGTGTGTTCGGCGATTGCGTCTGAATGAAGTTGTCTACAATTGGAATATCTAAGTTATTACATACAGCATAAGCCTTATTCATTGCTTTTAAAATCGCCTGCATATCGTTATACCCTAACATCATAGCAAGATCAGATGCATACCAGTATGTAATTCCATTTTGTTTCGCAAAATCGTCAAATGAAAGAGAAGTCCCCTCCTCAAATACGAGTGCTAATTGAGTCATATTATTTCCAAGTTTTTGTGTCATATTGATTCCTTATTGTATGATTTTTTGAGCATGTAAAGTCAAGTGGTTTTTTAGTTATCGCTAAATTAATTATGGTAGATTAGCCAATTTTTCAGGTTTCCTTGATTGGCATTTTAATTACAAAACTTCAACTCTTTCCCTTGCCACACCAATAATACGGATTTCTTGGTTGAGTGAGCTTAATGTTGGGAACATTGGATTAAACGGAACAAGCTCAAAGTGCGGTATGCCTTCTGGTGTTTTCGTGCCAAGCTCTTTGTATTGTTTAAATGTCGCCTCGTTGTCGCCATTAATTGCTGCCACGAATTTTCCTGGCGTTGGCACAATATCAGGATCGATTAAAACCAGATCGCCCTCGTTGAATCGGGGGAGCATAGATTTCCCTTCAATTCGTAGATAAAAGGAATTTTCAGAGGCGATGGCAGTGCTTGGGATCATCTCGTAACCGTCAAATCCTTCGAGCGATCTAATATCAGTCCATAGTCCTGCTTGGATTGGGCTTAATAATGGATAACGACAAATTGACTCTTTGATCTCGCTTATGTTTGAATCGAAGGCTAAAACCTCAGGCAGGATATTAAGTGCTTTACTTATGATAGATATATCTTCTAGGTCAGGCGTTCTATTGCCTTTTTCATAATTAGCAATTCTCGGTTGTCCCCAACGCGCATTCTCACTTTTGGTATCAATATTATTACATCTCTCAGCTAATTCCTTTTGACTGATTTTTAACTGTTCTCGATACGCTTTTATTCTTTCGCCAAGTGTAGCCATTTAATTTCTCCTTCTTTTAGTTCAAATAATAACACGTTACGTTATATTTAGATAATTTCAATTTGTGATTGATAGAAATTCCATTGTGTGATTAAATAGATTATATAAAATCACAAAAGGAAATTTATCAATGAATAACCTTTCACAGATTCGAGGACAGCTTGGGATTACTCAGCGACAACTAGCCAACCATATCGGATGGAGCCAACCACGAATTGCTAATTATGAGACTGGATTACGTTCTCCATCGTTAAGTGTTGCTCAGAAGATTGTTCAAACTCTGAACTCACTTGGAGCAAAAGTTTGTATCGAGGATGTATTTCCGTCTCAAAGCTAATTTACCAACAGGAATACGCAATGGCACGCAATAAATTAACGCGATCCGCAAGAGTGCTTTCTGATCAGGTTATCGAAAAATATTACAAGCAAAAGCAATACGAGGTGGCGGAAGGTATGGAAACCACGCCTAGCACACTGAGTCGTTTTATTAGTAATGAAGAGTTTACTCAGACATTTAACTTTATCGCCGCTTGTCAATTTGGTGTTTTTGATACGGATACGCACATTGCGATTGAGAAAAGTGAATTTGAAATGTTACTCCTTGCGTCACAAGGCTTTGATAAGCGGTTACGTGAGAAGTATTTGGGTAAATAAAAAAGCCACGAGGAGATTTCGTGGCTAATTCATTAAGGAATATACAGATGAATCAATTATTAACGATGACGAAAGAAAACGCAAGTATTTTGACGATGAGTAGTCGGGAAATTGCGGAGATTACACATAAAGAACACAAAAATGTATTACGTGTTATTCGTGATTTGATTGAACAAAATTTAGTCGCTCAAATTGAGCCACTAAAATTTGAGTATAGAAATCAATGGTTTGATTACTATGAGTTAAACAAGCGGGATACGTTTGTTGTTGTCGCTCGCTTATCGCCTGAATTTACTGCCGCTGTGGTCGATCGCTGGCAAGCGTTGGAAAATCGACAAAAACCAACCGCACTTATTCCGCAATCTTTTTCTGAGGCGTTGATGTTAGCCGCTCAGTTACAAGCAGAAAAAGAGCGTAATGCGCCTAAAGTCGCTTTTGTTGATCACTATGTGGAAATAGGGACGAGTAAATCATTTCGTGAGACGGCGAAGATTTTGAAAATACCTGAGCGTGCATTGGTCAATCGCTTGGTGGAAGATAAATATTTGTATCGTCAATCGGGCGTGCTTTTGCCTTATCAATCGGCACACACCAAAGATCTTTTTACGGTTAAAACAGGCACCGCTGAACACGGTCACAATTACACTCAGACACGTGTAACAAGCAAAGGCATTGAATTTATCGCGTCACGTTATGCTTCGGAGTTGATGCTATGAGTCGATTTATTAGAAATTCTTTTCAAATACCAAATTCTTTTGTTGATGAATACCTAGATTCACTCTCTGGCAAGGCAATCAAATGTTATTTGCTCATTGCACGGAAAACTACAGGTTGGAGAAAAGATTCAGATCGTATTTCTACCTCTCAATTTATGGCTCAATGCGGCATAAAAGATCGAAAAACGGCTTATGCAGCAATAGAAGAATTAGAGTCGGTAAATCTAGTTAATATTGAACGTAAACAAGGTGAAATTAACGAGTTTTCACTCAACTTTTTCATTGATGAAAATAACGATTTTAAACCAGCACCAAAAAATGGGACTAGTACCAGTACCAAAAATTGGGACTCTACAAAAGACAATATTACAAACAATATACAAGATAACCCCCCTATATCCCCCAAGGGGAATAGGCTACGTCTGCAAATGGGAAAATCAACGCAGAGAATATTCCTTTGCTGGATTATGTCGATCGTGAGACATGGATCGCTTATTGCCGAATGCGTAAAGCCAAGCGGGCGGAAATTAAAACTCAAGATACGATTAAGCGATGTTTGCGAGACTTGGAAAAACTCTGTGGGGGAAGTCCTGATTTGGCTAGGGCGATTTTGGATCAATCTATCGCCAACACCTACACCGGATTATTTGCTCTGAAGTCCTTACCTAATCGAACGGTAAACTCAAGTGCAAGCAATGACCCTTTCGCCGATAACGGCACATGGGGCGTGGGAAGAAAATTAAACGTCGATTTATCACTTGATACGATAAAACAAGTAGCACAAACAATAATTAGCCAAATGTTGGCGTGATATTGCAAAAAAAAACAAACAACCCGATCAGAAATGGTCGGGTTTTTTATTGGGGTAAATAAATGAAATTTACAGACAAAACCACTCAAGCAGCCACACAAAGAACCATCACTAAAGATGGTTTTTTAGTTGTGCCCGCAACAATTTCTAAAATTGGGGTATTTGATTACCTCGCTACAGAACTAGGTTTAAAAGAAGACGGTATTAAAAAAGTTGCTCGCACCGAGAAATCATTATTTAACGATGAAACGATTAAGAGTTTTGAAAATGCAACATTAACCGTTGGTCATCCTAAAGATGGAGTGAATGCGAAAAACTGGAAACAGCTTTCTGTCGGTGTCGTGCGTAATGTTAAGCGAGTGGGCGATGAACTCACAGCCGAGGCTTGGATTTATGATGAACAAGCCATTAAAACCGTACAGGAGCACGGTGTGGAACAATTATCTTGCGGATATGACTGCGATATTAAGCCATCCACGGTACAAGATGCAGATTTTGAGATGTCGCCGATGATCGGCAACCACGTAGCGATTGTGGCAAAGGGTCGCTGCGGTGGAAGTGTAAAACTTGCCGATGAGGATAAAACCATTATGGGGAAAACCGCAAAAATTCTCGATGCGTTTTTAGGTGCGTTCGGCATCAAGTTGTCGGACGAACAGAAAAAACAAATTGAGGACGAAGAAAAGTCTGGTAGTGAAGAAGGTAAAGAGCCAAAAGGCGAACAACCAACCGAACCAAAAGAAAAACAATCTAAACCTGAAAATAAAAAGGAAGATGACGTGGAAAAAGAAGAGCTTGAAAAACGCCTTAAAGCTAAAGATGCAGAAATTCAACAGCTAAAAGATGCACAAGCAAAACGTGACGCAGAAGTAAAACAAGCTGCCGTGTTGGCTGATGCAAAAACCGCATTTAAAGAAGTCAATTTTGCGGATAACGCTACTGTGCGTGAAATCCAAGAAAGTGCGGTAGTTGCGCAGGGCATTTTTACTAAAGATGAGGCAGCCAAATTATCCGATGAGGAAATTTCGGGAGCATATCAAACAGCAAAAGCGGTCGTGGCAAAATTAGCGGATGAACGTAAATCACTCGGCAATATTTTGCTTGGTGATGCGGAGCCTAAAGCTGCACCAAAAATAGATTTCAACAAAACTTACAACAGTTAGGAGAATAATGAAATGAGTTATGCTTACGAACAAGCGCCTGCGCGTGCAGGTGAAGTAGGTAAACACGTCGGGCAATTTCGGGTTATTAATGGCTATCAATTACGTAAATTTTTTGGTTTCCGCAATTCGCCCAATGCACTGGGATTTAGCCAAAAAAGACTAGGTGGTGCGCAATGGTATCGAAAACGAGATCCGTTGTCTGATTCCGTCAGATTATCCGATGATGATTATCGGTTCCTGATTAAATGCAGAATCCTTAAAAACTACCAAATAGGCACGCTACCAAACTTAATTGAGGCATGCCTATTTATTTTCGGAGAAGGTTGTCACATTGTCGATAACTACGATATGACCGTCTCTATCTCTGTTCCAAGTGCGAGCACATCTGATTTTAAGAAATTCGCAATCAATCATTTAGATATATTGCCACGCCAAGCAGGTGTGCAATATCTTTTCAACTTAACATAAGAGGTCATATATGGCATTAGTAAATACGCCAGATGAAAGCATTTTTGCATCATCTGCAAAACGAGGCGAAGTTGATAATTTCCCTGACTTATTGCGTGGATGGGGAATTTGCCTTAAATGAAATTGCACGGGCAACGTTACAACAATATGGGATCGTGCAACTAAGCTCAGCCACTAACAGCGACAGCGAAACCGAAGCTGCAACATCAAAAGCCGTGAAAACCGCCTATGACAAAGCAGTAGAAGCCAAAACTACCGCGGATGGAAAGGTTGGTTTAAATGGTAACGAAAGCATTAATGGCGAGAAAACCTTTGAAAATCGTATTGTGGCAAAAAGAAATATCCGTATTTCAGACAGCCCGCATTATGCTTCACGCGGAGACTATTTAAATATCGGGGCAAACAATGGCGATTGTTGGTTCGAATATAAATTAAGCAACCAAGAGATTGGCACACTTCGTATGCACGCTAACGGCGATTTAACCTACAAACGCCAAAAAATCTACCTAAAAATGGATTGCTGGCAGGCTATCCACAAACGGAAATTGAAAGTTTTTACCGCCAAGAGAAAGAAGCGTTAGCGTGGCAGGCGGATAATTCAACAGAAACCTCAATGCTCACACAAATTGCCCGAAATCGTGGTGTGCCGTTTGAAATATTGGTAGAAAAAGTGATTGAAAAATCCGCTCAGTTTGCCGTCGTGATTGGCATCATTATCGGGCAACGTCAAGCATTTGAAGACCGCTTACTGACATTTAAAACCCCCGAAGAATTAACCGCACTTGAACAGGAGATTGAACAATGGCAATTCCCAACATAA